ACATACTATTACGGCACATATCGTGCAGGATCACTTGAGAATGCTTTATTCTTTAATAAAATAATAAATCAATTACATAATTCTCAATTGTTTGTAGATACAAATTGTTGTTTATACGATTATAGAACGAAAGAAACTACATTACCGCACGGGCACCTAAATGAGGATGCTCATAGATCTTTTGCTGAACAGATTAGCAGAGAGCATATTGCTCTTAAATAATTAGACTTTAAAAATTGTTCTACTACAATTGGATTAATGGATTTGTTATTATTCATTTTTAAATCCATAGCCCAATACTTTTTAATTATTGAGCTTAGAATATATTTTTAGATGATTCTTGAATATCAGTTTTTAATCTTTCGATATCCATCTGAAAATCCATTTTCTTAATATCGTTACGATATTCTTGAAAAATATTCAACAACTTGTCAGCAACTTCGTCTGAAGTTGAATTTGACAATTGCTCTTGAATGTTTATCTCCCATATTCGACCGTCGGCAAATTCCAACCGTAATTGATTTAGATATGCCACAGGCATGGTGTTCATGTAAAGATCTTCGAAGATCTCTGGCCACTCACTAACCAAATGCCTGGGCGGTTTAAATAACGGTTTAGGCACCTTCAGTTTCTTTTACCGTTACTTTTTTCTTTGGTGGATCAAGCGCATCTGCTTCTTTGCGTAGTCGAGCAGCTTCTTTGTACATAGCATCTGCCTGACTTCTGTAACTCTTAGCAATGTCTGAATCTGTAAGAACAGCATCTGGTGCAGCCTGTGCCCGTTCGACTACAGGGGCAGCTACTTCTGTTACTGATTCTTTTTTCTTTTCAACATTAGTTTTTGCCTGAGCGTTAGCTTGAGCACCGCTGACAAAATTGCATAATTCGTCAACTGCACAATTTCTTTGTTCAGCAATTAGAACATTTAACTGATCTAAAGCAACAGCGGCATTAACAGTTGGAGTCATTAACACATTGCTAGTAGATACTTTTTGCAATCTTCCGTCTTGTTGTAATGCTGTTAGCATTGGACGACCGTCTGGGAAATGACGAATAAACAACATCTCTCCAAACTCAAATGCTTCTTGTGCTTGATCAGTTTCGAGCATCTGCATAATTGCATCGTGGTATTCATCTTTAAGTTGATTCACCTGAATCACTAAAGCTGAGTCTGATTCACCAGGAAGAGTTCTAAACACCGTAATTACTTTAACTCCGGTGTTTTTCATTCGCCCAATGTGTTTAACTGGATTGGCCATAATTATTCCTTTTTAGTGGTTACTGATTCTAGAAACAGCGACAGCTTGTTGTATACTTTGCCTACAGCTTCCATTTCAGCAGCCTTGAATGCTCCGCGTGAACTTGCAACATCGATGATACTGCGAATAGCAGCAAGATCGTTGATGTTTAGATCAGGTGCCGCTGATTGTTCAGCAGCTGGTGCTGAGGTTGGCTCTACTGGAGCGCCTGGTGATACTTTGCTTTCTTGTTGGTCCATTAGTTTCTCCTTAAATGTGGACAGGCTAACATAAAGTATGTTAGTTCTTTTTGATCTTCAAATGCCACGAATGTGGCAGTTTTCAAGTGGCCGTCTTTATCAATAGAAGGTAGTTTGGAAATTGAATATCGTCCTCGTAAACGAGTACGCACCCAGCTTTCTATATTTCCAGATAGGAAATGACCACCATCGTCAACTTTTAGCTTCGCAAAATGCGGAGGAATGTGTGCCAACGAACGTTTGTTTAGAACTTCTAAAGGATTTAGATCGAACATAGTGAAAATATTTATAGACAATGATTAATTGAGGGGAGATTCTTGGCGCAGTCTTTTGGCCATAGTCCTAGCCATTCCAAGTTTTTTAACATCTCCGGAAAACATGTAAAGTTCAAAAGCTGTTCTTTCTGATAATACCACAAGATGTTTTTTGTTAACATGCCAAGGAGTGTCAATATATTGATCTAACCAAATTAGCACTTGCGGGCTAACAATCATTTCCTTTGGCATTTCAATTTTATAGGTTTTAATTTCGGATTTAGTTTCAACAAATTCTAGACACTGATCAGTCATTCTTAATCCGCCAATGTCTTTTTCTCTGGTACTATACCACCAAATGGCTTTAAAGTCTTTTGTTTTTTTAACATCTGTTTCTACACCCGCAGCTTTTAAAAAAACTTCAGTGTAGGAATCTTTGCGATCCATATTACTTTATTTCTTCACCAGTGGTTAATTTGTAAACAGCAAAATCTTTTGTCTTAAACAATCGATTGAGTTTCTTTGCAAGATTGTGTGCATGTCCTGGATTACTAAATGAAACTTTTTTATACTTAGGTCCAGGATAACTAGCCACTAGACTACCACTTTTTAAATTAAATGGTTGTCCTTTATAAAACACAGCCCAAATGGCTTCAGAGTTGAGAATTTGCTCAACTTTGTATGTTTCTTTGTTTGCGTACTCAAGCAACACTTGGGGCTTCGGTCTACTCATATCTATACATGTCCAATTAAGTGCATATATATTTATGTTTTTCCGAAGCCACCTCCATCGACTTTTACTTCTATCTCGGTGGTGCTCTGGCGTATTTCGGCTAGCATAGCATGTATTTCCTGCATGGTTTTTGCCATTTTGGATGTCATGATAGCTAATTCAGCAGTCAGATCTCTTGCTTCTTGTACGCTAATACGAATTTCTTTTTGCTGACTTCTTTCAGCAGCCACTAGTCGTTGAACTAGTCGTTCAACACTGGGCAAGTTTACTGGACTATTTTGAGACATTGCTCAATACCTGTTTCATTTCAAGTTCAGTTTTAAACGGCCCTTGATATTCGTATCGTTGTAGTGTAATTGCTTTCGGACAGAAACTTTTAACCCATCCTTTGTCAAAACGAATAACATAGTATCCTGCACAGTAAAGGCTTTTACTATCTCCGCTCTTGGTAAACAGTGGTAATTTTCTTTTAACATCAAACATTGAGTTGTGGGGCGTGGTCGAAGTTGCATAACCATGTACCTCATTTGGTTCAGCATCGTCTGCTTCTTTGATAATTTTAGCAATAAAGAAGTCTTTGCCAAATTCCATTGTTAGTTTTTCTTTTGTTTCGTAGACCTTAATACCTAGCTCATTACTCATTACAAAATGATTGTCCTCACTTTTCCTCAAGGTAGCAAACTTGGTTCCTGCTTTTTCTACTATCCAAAACTTTTCTGGAATAATAGGTTTAGCGTGTAAATCTGTCATTGTTGCTCTCCTAGCCATTTATCAAATACTGCCACCGCTTCGTCGAAATCAACGGCTAATACTTTAGCTGATATAACTCCGTCAACAATTTCCATGTCAAAAGGAACTACACCATTAAATCTAAAATTTTCAGGAGTATCGGTTTCTACAACAAACTCTTGTAGATTCTTTGCTCTAAAAATTAAATTATTTGCCATGTCTACTGAATTCATAATACATACCTCGCATTTAATGGCTCAGCATACGCCTGTGCCTGATCGGAAATCTTTTTAAGATCATACAGATTACAGAACTTGATAAGTCTAATACCAACTTGGCTGATATTCTTATTTGCACCTGTTGCTGTAGCGATAGTTTCTGTAATGATAGTCTTAATCTCAGACGGTTGTGCAGAAAGATCGATCAAAACACGATTGCGTTCGTAGTCATCTAGCACACGATGCTCTTCACCATTATGGTCGGACCAGCGTTGCAACATGAGATTGTTCCACGCATAGCCTTTTGCGTCTCGATCACCGTAGGCCTCACGGAGACCAACCTTATTCTTTGTGCCTTTTTCCCGTACTCCTGGATATGCAGAGAATACATTGTCTGAGGTATCGCCTCGCATACACTTCTCAAACAGTAACCACTGGGGGTCCGGAATGGCTTTTGGCTCTTGAGTCTTTTTATCAATAACTCTCTTACCTTTTGCATCAAAAATACCTTCATGAGTGATAGTGGTTTCCATAACACCGTTATATTGTTTTACATTAGGTGCAATCAATTGTACAAAATCTGTGTCTGTGCTAATGATCACATGTTTATCATTTGGATGTGACTGTATCCAGCCAGCGATAAGATCGTCTGCTTCTAGGCGAGAATTTTGTAAAACTGTGCAATTTGTCTTTTCTGTTACAAATTCTTTAAAGGTATCAAAAGCTTCCCAAAACACTTTCTCTTCTTCTGCTTCGCGTTCTGTATGTGCGGCACGACTAGCGGCTCTTTGTGCTTT